TATACCAACCAAAAGATAATCCAGATTATGTATATGCATGGTTTGCTAATAAAAACGCTTGGGCTCAGGTATTAACAGTGATGCATACTAAATTAGTTAACAATTTAATAACACCAGCTGTATTTGAAAAATATATAACTTACATTACTGATCCTGCAACTGTTACTAAATTATCAACCGAGTTTAACGAAGGTCCTAATTATGTAATATTAAAAGCTGCTACACCTATTCAAGTACAAAATGATAACGGAGATAAATTTACATATGATCCGGCTCCCGACAAACGTGGTACAAAATTAGAATGGACTGGACCAAAAATAAAAAGATACGCTGATAATATTGACTGGTATCCAACACTTATGACGACAGGTGGCAAGTATTTACCTGATCGATATTGGATTAGCTCAACCGATGTAACCACTGAAATGCTAAATTATCCTTTTAAATAATAAATCATGGCAAAAAATCATTTTCACAGCTCGGGCAATTCAAAACGTGCTGCAGCATTAAAATACGGTTATAAATCTGGATTAGAACATACAGTTGCAGAACAAATAAAAACTGCAGATTATCCGTTAAATTACGAAACAGAAACACTTAATTACATAGTACCTGAACGTAAAGCAAAATATACTCCTGATTTTATATTCACAAAAAAGAATGGTCAATTAATGTATATCGAAACAAAAGGACGTTGGACTAGTATCGATCGTCTTAAAATGAAACATGTTTTAGCATCAAATCCAGACATCGATATTCGCATGGTATTCCAAGCTCCTACACAAAAAATATCAAAAGGAAGTAAAACTACATATGAATCATATGCAATTAAATTAGGCATAAAACATGTTGGTAAAAAAGATATTCCTGCAGAGTGGATGGCAGAATGCATTAAAAATGGCGAATCTCCGCAACATGTTAAAAGTTTTTTTGCATAAGGTTGGAAGTGTCAATTATTTTAACTATATTTTATGAAGATTAATGAATTTATTTAATTAATTGATTGATTCAGTTTTTTTGAATCGATCGTTAAGCCAGTAATGCAATGTATGTGCTTAACTAATAATATAATATAATATATTTAATTGGATTCCTTACATTATTTTATTATATTATAATATGACGAATCTTAAACTCCTCCAATTGTTAGAATCAATATTGGGTAAAGGGAAATCTACTTCCGGAGACAACATCGCATTTTTCTCTCCATTCGTTTCACATTACAAGCCAAAATTAGAAATTAACATTAAAACAACTAGTGCTGGAGAAAATCATTGGCATTGTTGGATATCCGATAAAAAAGGTCGAAGCATTGCTTCTTTGTTTAAACAATTAAATTTACCAAAAGAACGGTTTGAACAACTTTCTAGAATAATTGAATCAGCAAAATATCGTGTTGATACAACTAAAGAAAAACAAGAAATAATACAACTACCAAAAGAATACATACCACTTTGGAACAAAAAAAATACACCTGATTATCGAAATGCAATTCACTATCTTACACAACGAGGTGTATCTATTTTTGATATTTTAAAATATCGTATTGGGTATTGTGAAGCTGGAGAATATTCTGGAAAAATTATTATACCAAGCTATGATGCTGACGGACAATTGAATTATTTTGTTAGTAGAGCATTTTATCAAGCTGATAAATTCAAACATAAAAACCCTAAAATTTCAAAAGATATTATTGGTTTTGACTTGACAATTAATTGGGCAGAGCCAATCGTATTATGTGAAGGTGCATTTGATGCAATTGCAGTTAAACGAAATGCTATTCCTTTATTTGGTAAAATTATTCAACCTGCACTTCAAAAGAAAATCATTGAAAAACGAGTACGAGACATTTATATTTGTTTAGATGCTGACGCATTACGCAATGCATTGCAATTTGCGGAACGATTTATGTCAGAAGGATTAAATGTATATTTTATTGAATTACAGGCAGAAGATGCATCTGAATTAGGTTTTAATAAAATTACAGAAATTATACAAAATACTCCAGTATTAACATTTGAACATGTTATGGAATTAAGAATGGGTCTTATATGGAAATAAAAAAAATACAATCAACTATTAGTAAAATTGATAAAATCTTTCATGTATCTGATATTCATATTCGTACATTGAAACGACATACAGAATACCGAGAAGTATTTCAAAACATGTTTAACTATATTAATAGTCATTCAACTGAAAATAGTATTGCGGTTGTTACTGGAGATATTGTTCACAGCAAATTAGATATGTCACCAGAACTAGTACAAATGCTAGTTGATTTCTTTAATGGATTTGCAATACCTACAATTGTTATTCTAGGTAATCATGACATGAATTTAAATAATATGCATCGCATCGATGCTGTTAGTCCTATTCTAGATGTTATTAATAATCCTAACATTATTTTTATTAAAGACAACGGGTTATTTGAATTTGGTGGAATTACATGGAATCATATGGCAGTTGATAAAACACCTGATGAATATGTTCGAGCTAAAGATTTTGATGCACCATATAAAATTGCATTGCATCACGGAGCGGTAAATACTGCTAAAACAGATATTGGATATCAAATTTCAAATGAACATGTAACTACAGAAATGTTTACCGGGCACGACATTACATTGTTAGGTGACATACATAAACCGGCACAATTTTTAGATGCTGCACAAACTATTGCATATCCTGGATCATTAATTCAACAAAATCATGGCGAAGCATTAGACCACGGAATATTGGTATGGGACGTTGAAAATCGCCGTGCTGACTTTGCTGAAATACAAAATGATTATGGTTATGTAACTATAGAAACATTGGGGTCAACAATTGTTACATCACCACATCGAATGCCAAATAAACCTAGAATTCTTATTAAATTTAACGAGACTAGTGCAGCGGATATGAAACGGTTGATTGCAACTATTCGAAAAAAATACAATGTACAAGATATAACTATTCAACGAACAATAACCAGTACTGATAATAATGTAGCAACTTCAATATCTATAGGCAATGTTAGAGATGTTGAATATCAAAATACATTATTAACGGATTATATTGATATAAACTTTCCACAAGCAACCGCACAGGAACTTGATACAGTACGACATATTAATCGAACCATCAATTCAAAATTACCTGCAGTTGAATCAATACGACATACAACATGGCATCCTATATCATTTGAATTCGAAAACATGTTTTCATATGGCGAAGGCAATGTTATTAATTTTGAAAACTTGTCAGATGTATGTGGTTTATTTGCTGCAAATACGTCAGGTAAATCTTCATTGTTAGATGCAATTACATATACTATATTTGATAAGTGTAGTAAAACAGGCAAAGCAAATGAAGTTTTAAACAACAAAAAAACTACATTTAAAGGCGTTTTTAAATTTGAAATGAATGGCATTCAATATACAATTGAAAGACGCGGCACCAAGAAAAAAGAAAAACATGTTAAGGTAGATGTAGATTTTTATACAGACACAGAAAATTTAAATGGCGAAGAACGAAGTGACACAAACAAATCAATTCGTCGCTATTTAGGTACATATGATGATTTTATTTTAACTGCGTTTTCACTTCAGGCTGATAATAATAATTTCATTGAAAAGTCTCAAAAAGAACGCAAAGATTTGTTATCACAGTTTTTAGATATTACGGTATTTGAACAACTATATCAACTTGCTGCTGATGAAATCAAAGAAACATCAGGCCGATTAAAAGAATATAAAAAAACAGATTTTGCAGAAATAATTATTCAGTCAGATGATATTATAACTAAGAATCAAAATAAAATTCAAAAATTAGAACAGTCAGAAGACGCTTTACAGGAAACTAGAAATACCCTACAAGAAAAAATTGTTTCATTGATCGAAACAAAATTGCCAACTACATATGATGGGCCTAATATCAAAGCTTTAATTAAAATAGAGCAAGATTTAGAAAATTTAATTGAACAATTGCAACAAGATATTGAAATATCAGAAACGGGAATTGGTTCAATATCTGCAACAATTTCATCAGCAAGAACAAACATATCAAAAATTAATATTAAAGTTGTAACAGATAAATTACAGCAATTACATAAATTGCAAGAACAACAACGTAATTTATTGTTACAAATTACATCACAACAAGGAATATGCAATGCGAAACAACAAAAAATTAATCATCTTAACACCCACGAATATGATCCAAATTGTAAATACTGTTCATCTAACATATTCGTACAAGATGCAATCGAAGCCCAGAGTACGATTGATTCGGATCGAGAAACATTAAATTCGTTACAGGAAACAGCAACAGAGTATGCATCTAAAATTTTAGCATTAACGGCACATGTTGCAACAAATCAAACATACAATGAATTAACTGCAGATATTGCAACAAATATTAATTTGCGAGAACGAGCAGAATTGCAACAACAAATTTTAGAATCTGATTTACAAACTCGAGAATCTGAATTAGAAACATGTTTAGAACGGCAAGAATTGTTTAGTAAAAATGAAACGGCAATTAAACACAATGAAACGATTGACGGATTAATTGATACTTGCAAATCAGAAATTATAACATGCACTACTGATATAAAAACAATTCAAGAACAAATTAAAAACATGTATGGTGCTATTGAAGTA